TCCTCGCTCCAACAAATGAGTCAAACTTCCTTTTTTGTTGTATACTATAGCACGACCTTGCGAATTGCGTTTCAGGGTCCAGCTCTTAGCATAACCGCCTTTCTTTCTCGGACTTGTTTGCTTCAGCACATTAACTGTTTGCCTAGCCACTCTTTGGATTGCTTCATCAGTTTTCCTGTCGAGCTCGCTAGAATAATCATCTAGGATTTTACTCATTTGAACTTCAATAGAATCACGCATTTCTTTCGAACCTTTCCTTCACAGTTAGCTCCATGGTGTTTTTTGCGATAAACGTCCTAATCACGTCGTATAGCTTGCCGTCGTATCTAACAATCTTTTGATTATCATAATCGTAATAGTCGGCTAAAACGAGCTTAAACTCTGGCTTTAATGATACAACAGCGGAATTGTAAAACTCTTGCTGTCCGATTGATGTTCTTTTACAAAAAACTTCCGTCCATTCATACCCTGGTACTTCGTTTAAGTATTCATCTTGCGTCAGTGTTTCTTTCCCCAACTCTGCTATTTCGTTATACATCAGTTACCCTCTTATTTTTCCTCAATCCATCTGCGTGGATTTCGTAAGCTCTATGATACTTGTCAATGAGCCGTTCATCTTCTGTCATTTGCCAAAGGCAATAAATGCAAATTGCCCTATTTACCAGCGCATTATCTTTATCATTTACAACATCTTTTGCTACACCCATTCTTATTAAGTCCATTTCTGCTGCCGTGATTGTTGATTCAATTTCTGCATCTAATTTGTCATGCCTTATTCTAAGACTGTTCTTGACAGATTCCTTTCTGCTAACCATTGATTATACTCCTTGTTGCGCCAAAAATTGACTTATTATCTCCGATTTAAGTGTCGCTATGATGCCATAATGCCTCTCCCCTGCTATCTTTTTGATCTGTTCGATAGTCAGTGCGTTAAGTTCCTGGTGCGTGTACTTGTGCGCACTACCCGCCAAGGCGGCAGGGGGAGTTATTCCCCCGGCTTGAATGTAACCTTGACAAATGCTTTTGGATTCTCAAGACCACCATCGAAGATTTCATCTCCAGTGATGATGGTGTTTGCAGTCTTTGCTTCGAGTGACTGGAATATCTCAAGTGGTGCATGTGTATTTGCAAGCAGCGCACCCTTAACACCGAAATATGCTACATTGTCAGCAAGGTTGCTATCTTTTTTTACTGTTGCGCCGTAGATTCTACCCTGTACTATAGGATCTGCCATAGGGTTTGGGATGAATGCCTTTGTGCCGTCTCCATCCTTTATCCCTGCAAGACCTGTCCATATAGTCTTTGAGTTTGCATATACGACAACCTCTCCATCTGCATCGATAAGGCTCATGATTGTTCTGATTGACTCATCAGAGTATGTCTTCTCTGTTAGTATATTTGCAGCCGCTATGCCCGAGTTATCTACTTTTGTAGCTCCTGAAGGTGCTACGTTGTCAAGCCTTGCGATTAGCACCTTTTCCTTCGCAACTCTAATTCTGTCTGCAAGGTGCTTTACTAGCCAGGTCTCGAACGCATCTATGCTCTGGAACTTCATCTTTCTCGTGATTGTGACATGCTTTTTAACATCTACTCCAGTTAGTGGAATCTGGATAAATGCATCCTCTTCATCTTCGTTCGCTGTACCTTCGGCAACACCAGTGGCATCTCCAGCTTTAATTTCTGTATGTCTTACGAGCGCAAAACCTTCCTCGATTCCAGATGGTGTAGCATCATCAAGGATTGGTGAGTCGTTGCGTACAAGGCTTGTAATCTTATTTACAATAGTAACAGGCACGACTGCACCGGTGTTTGCGGTTGTAAATGTAAATGCACGTGTCTCCTCTTCAGTTAGCTTTCCAAAGAGATGGTTTCCCCTCTGATCAACTGCAATGGTCTTTAACCATGCTCTGCGATATACATCGCTGTCAGCTCCTTCTGACTCTTCCTCAGCTGATGCGCTTCTCTCTACGATTGTTGCTCCGCTCGTACCGCCATTGATCATCGCAGCTTCTTTAGTTCTCTGCTCTAACTGCATTAGCTCTTTTTCTCTCTGCTTCAGTTCTTTCATCTCATCGATGAGACCTCTCACCTCGTCAGCGCTTTCGCTCTTTGCTACAAGTGCATCAATTTCCTTTAATCTTTCTCTTAATTCCTTTAGATTCATTACTTCTCCTCCATTTTGATTTTTTCATAGTTATATTTTTCACGAGCTAGGCTTGCCGCCTTGATGCTTTCCGCTTTGCGTAATTCACTTTCCGCTGCAAACGCATTTCTCGCTGATATTTCAGTAGCATCGTATGCCGGAATATCAACAACTGATACATCGTACAGTTTGTCAATTTCTAAGATTTTTCGCAGAACCTTTTCTGTTCCCGTTTCTTCATCTTCCGTGATCACATACTCTGACTTTCTGACTGTAAATGCAAATGACATCTTATCGAGAATCCCTCGCTTGATGTCTCTGTACAAGCTCTTATGACCCTCGTCATCTTCCCATAGTTCGGTTTCCATATTGAGCCCTTTATCATCTTTAGATAGCTTTAAGCTATCATTTCTCGTCCTTGCAAATACTCTTCCGCAGTGATTCATGTTGAAGATAACATCGGACATGTCAGCACCATCAAGAGCTTTTGGATCTATTGTTTCCCAAATTTCCTGATCTCTATATTTGCATATTAGCGTTTCGCTGTTAAAGACAATGGGTCTTCCCTTTATTGTCATGCGCTCCTGTCCTTCCTCAGCAGCCTCTCTTGTCTCAACTTTTCCAATGTTAAAATCTCTAAACTGCACATGTTTGTCTTCAATAAGACGTTTAATATTGTCAAGTTCTGCCATTTAGTTTTCCTCCTCTTCACTCTCTTCATTTTCTACAGTTTGAGTTCCGACTGGAGCTGTATCCAGTCTCCTTATAGGTTCATCTCCACCTTGTAGTGGTGGCAAGTTCAGCGTCCTTCTCCATTCGTTTGGAGTCATTGCTCCTCTATCTACCATGTTCCACAAATTAAGTTTTTCGGTGGTAGACATAAACTGAATTGTATTGGCTGAGAATACGATATAGTTGTCAAATCCTTTTTCGCGTTCAGTAAACACTTTGCTTGTAAGTTCTATGGATAATTCCATCAAAAACGGCTCTATACGTGATTCGTAAAATGCCTGCATTTCCTCCGGAGTCTGCTTCGCCATCAAGATGCTGTCGTTAACTCCGTAATATCTCATGATATTTTCTCGGAATTCTTTTATATTTGCGTAATTGCTTACCTGTGGGCTTGCCTTTAGCTCCTGGTATTCATAAGAATTGTCGATAGTCGCAATGCCACCTTCATTTGAAATATTCAGGTAGTCTCTTACGAAATCTTCTTTGACTTGCTTTAAATCTCCAGGATCAAGCATGGATTTTGTTGTCTTTAGAATACCTCTTAAATTTGCTGTACTCTTTATCATATTCGAGAGGCCCTCGTTTGATGTGTTGAGCATTTCGAGTGTATTTAAGATTGGTGAGTTGCTATCTCCTGAGATGTCATTTTCGTTGTAATCCTTTCTCAGAACCGCAATGTCATCCCAGTGAAATGTATAGCTTCTGCCTGATTGAGTTTCGAACTTGATATACAGGTTATTCGTCGGACTTAATACTCCTTCAAATGATGTGTAAGGCATTGGATAAAATCCAATAACCTTATTTCTATCATCGCGAATTATAATTATAAAAGCCGTATTCTTGAGCTCTAGCATCGTTCGAATTTTAGAGAGAAAAGCTACGCCATTCATGTATAGGTTCGGACGATCTCTTAGTATTCTCTCTAAACGCTTATCAGAGGAATTTGCCTCTGCCTTTGATGTGTGATAAGCTATCGGTCTTATGCACGATCTTATAAGTTCCGATTCCCACTGATTATTCCCAAATCTTGAAAATATCGCTCTGTAGCCTCCTATCTCGATAAATTCTCGCAGTTGCGATATTTTCTTTTTTGCCTTTCCAAAAAAGTTACTAAAGAAGTTCATTTTACCCCTTTCTTGCGACATAGCGCATAAATTCCTCTTCATGATTTTTTAGACATGTGTATGCATTCAATGCTGACACTGTTCCGTCTATTCGCCTATTGTTTTGCAGTTTAACAGGCATGATAGACTCTATATTGTCGCTATTACGCGTTTTGACGCCCGTGTTTAACAGGCAGTATAAAAACATAGGATTATTCTGATACACTATGTTTTGTGCCTCAAATTCGGCCCTGAGCTGCTTCATCGGATATGTCCACGTGTACGCCCCTTGCGCAATCTTTTCCAGCTCAAACCCGTAATTATTTATCATTTCGTCAGCCCAATAGCCGGCCAGTGCTCTGTCATATCCAATCCAAAGAGGTCTTATGTTATGTTCTTTGACCATCTTGTAAAACCACAAGCTGACCTGCGAATAATCGACCTGTGTTCCCGGGGACACCGTTAACCAGCCTTGCTCTGCCCAAAGCGCATATGGAGCTTCAGGTTCTTCTTGGCTCATGACATAATCAAGTCTCTGTTGCGGCAAGAAATATTGCTGCAATAGATATTTTTTAGGATCATCTTTTTTGCAGACAATAAGACTTGCACACGTAAGGTCTGTTGTTGCTGATAAATCGCATCCACCAATAGCATACGAATTTTCAAGATATTTTATATCTGCAACCTCTTCATTTTGTGCAAGTTTCGGTGTTAGCCATGCCGACTGATTGCTTTCCTGCGCAATGTTAAAATCTTTGGTTAAAACAGTTGCTTTATAACCAGGATCATTTTTCGCTTTATTCACCGAGTCCTCTAAAAATTCCTTGCTCTTTATCGTTCCCAATCCAGGGTTTGCCATAATCCAATACTTCGGATTAGTCCACTGGCTTTCGTTTTCCAGCGCGTAATATAAAAATAAAAAGCGATCGTCTTTTGCGTCGCCTCTTAATATTTTTTTGCCGTATTCGACCTGTGCGTCAAATATCCCTTGCCTTACGAAGTTGTTTGTCGAAATCGCCCATAACATCGGTTGCTTCCTCGCCATGCTTGACTGAGACTGCTTCATGTCATCGTATGGACGTCTGCTTGTGAGTGCTCCCAGCTCGTCAACAATAACGCATGATGCGTTGTATGAATCAAGCTTCTTGATATCTGTCGCAAGAGGTTTTATTATACCGAAGTTTCCTCTGCAGTATAAATCAAAACCTCTCGGTTTTATGTGCTTACGCAATGCAGGTGATTGCTGTACCATATTTCTTGATTCGGTGTATCCCTTTTTAGCTTGATCCAATTTTGTAGCGATGAAGTATACTTCAGGTGCTCCCTCATCATCATTAATCAATGCATCAAGTGCAATCGCTGCAGCTTCTGTAGTCTTACCGTTTTTACGACCTTCGAAGCAGTTCACCTCTCTGTATTGCCTCAAATTATCATCATCGACCATACCATATGCCGCTTCGAACTTTGCCTTTTGAAATAACTCGAGCTGCAATGATGCTCCTTTGTCCCCTTGCGACTGTCTGCAAAACATCTCCATGAAGTCAATGTGTCTATTTGCAATGTCTAAATCAAGATGAAACCTGTCAGGCTGAACTGCTCGATTTGCCAAAATCTCATACTGTCTTTTGATAAAATCATTAGCCAATATTTTTCCTGAAAATATAGCATCTGCATACTCAAGAATATAACTCATCGCCTTGCTGCCATAAATGCAAGAAGTTCGTCTTGCTCGGCGCTTGTCTCCCCTCTACTTTCTGCCAAAGTCTTTATCACTGTGTTGTAAGATTTTATCAAATTGTTATAAACATCTACTGCAGCTGCCTTTTTATTTCCATACTGATTTTCGCCATTTTTATAAGTCTCTATGATGCCATCTCGCTTAATAATCTCCTCACATTCAATCAATTCTGCGTGCAAAAAAGCCGCTCTATCTATTAATGATGTGACGATATCGTTGTCTGCTCCTAATATTTTTCTAAGTCTTGTTCGCTCTCGCTTTCTAACGCTTTCTCGTTTTTTCTCGTCGTAAATTTGTATAAATTTTCCCAAATGTACCACACCCCCCTCGTGTGCGCGTTTATGTTTACATCTGTCCCTCTCCTCCGGTCCCCCTATGGACACTCCCCTTATTTTTTGAAGGGGGGGTTATGTGTTTTGTTCCGTTAGTTTTTTAAAGTATTTATCAACCATCTTGTGTTCGTAATCTTTATCCATGCGTTTGGTATCATTTGCAACTCGCTTATGACACTCTGCCTTGCTAACATCTATCTGAATCACTTCCGCGTCTAGCCTCTTTACTAATGCTTCTCGTTCATATTTGTTTGGCAATGTGGCTGCAATCCATACATGCTTACAGTCTATCAATGAGTCTCTATCTGCTACCAATCCATAAAGATATTCTCTTAGATTTAATGCTAGTCCTGTGAGGTTGCTGTACTTGCTTTCTCGCGGTTGCCCTAGTGCGTCTTTAATTTTATCTAAATCTATAAGCAAGTCTCCTGGCTCTTTGTGTTTGTTGATGTATGTGCTCTTGCCTGATCCTGGTGCGCCTGACACTATATATACTTTCGTAAACTTCATTGTGCCGTTATCATAGTAATATCCATTCGTGAGTATCTTATCGACTCTTTCATTTGCGTGTAGTTTATGTCTGTGCTCGGCAAAGTGACAATCTTTGCAAAGGCTCTTTAGGTTGTCAATGTTCAATGCGACTCTATAGTCCTTTATGTTATCAGGCGTCAGCTCAATAACATGGTGTACTTCTTCTGCTGGATGCATACACCCAGTATTTTGACACATGCCACCATCTCTTATCAGTGCTGCTTCTCTAGCCTCCGCCCATGCTTTTGATTTGTAAAACGCCTTAGCCCATGCTTTTGCCATTTCTTCTCCATAACACAAAAGGCAGCCGTGCCCTTTGCCGACTGCCAATTGTGCATATAATTTCTTAAGAAAGGAGTGAATTATCATTTCCTCACACTGTCATAATAATATATATTTTTTCTACCGGTGTGTCGTGTTTGCTTTAAACAAGCTTTAAGCCTTCTGCAACTTTGAGTATAAACTTTGATTTGTAATGACCGTATGTCGCACGCTCTGCGTCGGCAGGGTACCGATCTCCTCTGATGATGTTATTCCATATTCCTTTTCTGTATTCTTCCGGAATCATTTTTATGGCATCGTCAATCACTTTAATCTTGTCGATGTATATAGCTCTTCTCTGCGCCTTTATATAGACTTGATCTATTATATCCCCGCTCCGTGGCATCCCGTCAGGTGGTGCGGGCGACTCGTCTAAAATATCCTGCGCGTTCTCTTTCATGCGAAAATAGTCCCTTATCTGCCAGAGCGTTGTATGATATACAGCGTTAGGCAAAATATACTTATTGTTTTTCTGTCTTTGGTAATCTCTTTTCATATCGCGTCCTTTCTTTGCATGTTAAAACTCCTCGAATAAATCGAGTTGGTCATTTCGTATCGTCCTTTGAGATTCAGCCTTTACTTTCTTGCCTCTTGGCCAAACCTTATACTTTCTCGGTGTGTCTAATGCAATTTCGACATACTCTAAGTGCTCAACCTTTGTGAAAGGGTGTTCGTACCTTCTTACGCTATCTTGGTCGATGTAATATCCAGGCATCGGCTTAGGATCATCAAATAGTTCAACACCACTTACAAATTCCCTCTTCACTACAGGTTTTACCAAATTTCTTGAAGTCGAATATCTTCTCTTATGTGCGCTCTCTTCGGTTCTGAAAGTCTTCTGCGTTTCCTTGATGAGATAGCTCGCAAGTTTGCAATAGTTTCCTGTCTTGTCAAGCGCAGACATCTTTATCCACCCTTTCGACCATAAGTCATTTACAGCCTTTACGTTTACTGTATTGATAACAAGGTGATGGTGTATCCTATGGTTTTCGTATTCAGTAACAGCAATATACTTTAGCTCAATGCCTTCTTTGCGTAAATCACGTCTCAACTTCTTCAAGAAGCATTCCAAGTCTTTTTTTGCCTGAGCATTGCCCGGTGCTGTATCGCCATAGGTTAATGTAAAATGACCGCTGCCATATCCAAAATTTGCAGCAAGCAATCTTCTAAGATTTCGCTCAGCGATTCTGTCATTATTCTTTTGTACTTTTTCAGAACTAGGATTAACTCTTTTCCCACGTCTTCCTCTATGGTTTCCCGTAGGTAATTTTATTATGTGATCTATCATGCGACCAGCTACACATGTTTCTCTTATAATTTTCTGCTCAGCCATAGTTTTCTCTTCAGCAATTCCCTATTATTAATACTCTTATCAAGCTCGAATGCGAGACTTTCACTCGCGATGTTTTTCTACATATATATATGTAGTTTTTTATAATGACATTTTGAACTTATCACACATTGCTATAACTTGTATTGCTTCCATAGCCGCATCGACTGCATGTCTTCTTATTTTGTCGACCCTTTTCTTTTGAATATCTATGTTTTCATCTCTTCTTAAATACATCCACCAAGAGTTCATTATCTTTTCTATTTCATCCGACTCTTCCGCAAGTTCCTCGGCTTCTTCAAGCAGCACTGCGAAACCTTCGTGGCTACCGTGAAATAACGGGAACCTTTCATTTGCGGATTCCAATTCTTCTTTTGCAAGCATTTCAATTTCGTTTCTCATTTCTGTTTGTTCCTTTCGTGGTGCTTTATAGCCCTAAAGGGAAGCTCTTGCTCCCCTTTAATCTTCGTATATTATTTTCATTCCTAACTGCAACGCCGTTAATCTTTCTACACATGCGCCCTTTGAACCTTCCCAGTTTTTCAGCATATAGATTGCCTTGCACATCTTTAGTAATCTTAGATCTATGTCCATCATTTCGTCATACGTCAGCTTTGCGCTTTGATATGCCGACTCAAATCTCATTGGATTAACGATTCTTTCATAGTCTTCTTTAAGAAGCTTTTCCGCTTTTTCAAATGCTGCTCTTGCATCTTCCTCCTTAAGCCCTGTGATTGGCCCTGATATATAAATGCTATTACATTTCGTTTCCATCGTTATTTTTTTCTCCCAACTTTACATTTTTCATTCTTAAGAATCGTTCAAGCATGCCCACAAGTTCCTCTTCAGCTAACTTGTGTCCTGATGTTCCGATAATGTTTGTCATCTTAGGTTTCTTTCTGCTTGCATAAATCTTTTCGCCCTTTTGATATACGCTCCAGTTATCATCAATTGCTACTCTCATGATTAGCCTCCTTTAAAATATTGTTTTGCTTTTTGATTTTTAAATAACATCCGAAGCATACAGCGATTTCCTCTTCACCCATGTCTGTGTAAAATGCATTATTATGACTAAGTTTCTTCCCACATAGAGCGCATCGAATTCCCTCTTTCTTATCCCTCATTACTTGCCGCCTTTTCCCTTTTCGCTAATAAGCGTAAGTATAACCAGTGTTGCGCAGATTACTATTGTTATTTTTAGTGCCATGTCTATTCTCCTTATAATCTCTCAATCTGATTTGACATTATCTGTCTAAGTGCCGCTTTCATTTTGTCGCCCTTTTCTTGATCCTCTGCAGCTACATCCTCAATAGAAGCCAGGCAAGAATTGAACGATTCTTGTAATAGGTCTGATTTAACCTTGAATATAGCTAATGCTTTATTCTCACTATTTGCCAGTGCTGTCTGAAGTTTGTTTATAACACTCTGTGATTCCTCATACTTCTTTGTGATGTCCTCCAACGACTTGCTCGTCTTTGCTTCAGCTTCCTTTTGAGCTTCTGCTTTGGCTTTACTGATGGCTTCTTCAATTTTTTTATCGCTGCTATTCTTTTCTGTTTTTAACTTTTCTTTTGTTTTCTGGAGGTTTGTCTCCGCAGCTTCTAGTTTCTTCTTTAGCTGTTCGATTTCCTCTTCAGCTTCAGATGTACTTTGCGAGTTTTCCTCTTCAGATTCTCTTCTGGCTTCTTCGAGCTGCCTTTTTAGAATTTCTATCTCTTCCTCCATGTTTGCCTGCTCTTCTTCCGATGCTCTTGCATATTCCTGTGCTGTTTTCTTTTCAGATTTTAGCCTGGATATTTCGTCTTGTAGTTCCCTGACTGACATGTCGCTGGCGCCCTCTTTTAGTACCTCTTCCGCGACTTCCTCCGGAGCGGCTAAAAGGGCCCAAACCTTTGAAATTCCCAAATCCGTAAACGTTTGCGTTTTTGAAAAAATGCTATTTTCGTCCTTGCATTTTTGAGACCAGCGCATCATATTTTCGGCTTTTCTTTTACTGAATGTCAGGTTGTCCTTGCACCACGATTCAAACTCTCCATGTGCTAATCTACCTTTGATCTCTATAAGCCTTTCTCCTGCCTCTGCAGCAAGTTGTAGTCCTATGTTACCTATAGCTTCCATCTGTTGGTATATTGTGTTGACCTCTATCGTCAACTGCTCTGTCTCTCGATCTTGCAAGCTTGTGATTTCTTTGTATTGTGTTTCTACAATATTCATCATGATGCCTTCTTTCTCTTTTCTTTTGAATTAACTATATGCTTGAACCAGTGATTGCAAAACGCTTCTATGTCGTCTGACACAACCGCGTTGTACTTGCCTCTGAGCTGTATTATTCTTTTCTTATCCTGACTTAGTTCCAATGTCGCAAGAGGCTCATCAGGTTCATTTATATTTCTTACTGTGAATATGTAGCATTTTTCAGCTACTACCTTATCTCTATAAGTAGCAACACAGTGATGCATCTTCATTCCTTCAGTAATTAATTCTGCTATGCTATCAACTGGTCTTATGACAAGATTTGCGCTTGAGTATGTAAACTTCTTTATTTTCTTCAGTATTTCCCTGTACCCCTTCTCCTGAAGTTCTATCTGCTTCCGTTTTTCCTCATCTCGTCTTTTATTTATTTCATCTGTTAGCTTTGCATGTGCATCTTTTAAGCTTTTAGGATATAAATAATATTCTTCTAACGGATATCCTAGTTCTTTTAATTGATTTAAATAGTCTTTATAGTCGTATAGGATAAATCCATGCTTGGCGAGTTTCTTTTGATTGATTATATATTCACTTATCTTTATCGGATTTTCTTCCTTTTTGAAATAGCTTAAACAGTCGCCTACACATGAAAATGCTGAATAAAACGTGTCCATATTTTTCTTCGATATCTTTGCTTGATATTTTTTTAGGAATTTGTAAGTTCCTATGTCTTCCGTGTTCTTATATCCCCATTGATTCAACTTGCTTAGTTCAGTTTTTGTAACGCCTAGCATCTTCTCCAGGCTATCCCCTCTCCAATTTACATTGATATAATTTGCTTGATTGTATATGCGATCATCTATTATCCCCTGGTATCCAAGCTTCTTGAGATATTCTGCCTGTGGGTACTTGCTATAGATATATATAAGTTTCATTAGATGACTTTCATCACATGCATCGCGTATTCCTATATTCGCGTACTTAAGAAATCCATTAGACAAAGCATCCTGAACGCTTGAATGTATTGAACATCTATATTTTCTTAATTCTCTAGGAATAAAAGTTCTTATTCCTTTTCCCTTGTCTTTTCTAAAAGATGCTGGCGGATTTTGAGCCCACCAATCTTTATACCAGGCTTCTTGTTTGTCTTTCGAAAAATACAGCACCTCGTCCACAGCCATCTCTGCCTTTACGTTCTTTATGTAAGCCCAGTTGTCTTTTTCGTATCTATAAAACACATCGACCACTGCTATCCTAATATCCGTATCTGTGTAAGTTGCAAATATTAGCGTTCTATCAACAATCATATTTCGCGTGTGTGGCCATGTTGCTCTGCGTTTTCCACAACAAGGACAAGTTTCATAATCATCTGCACGATATCTGTTTAAGAACTTATAATCTTTGCCACAGCTTAGGCAGTGTGCTTCTTTACTGAATCTGTTATAGACGATTGGATAATTTATTTCATCGTTAAGGTACTTTTTTAACTTTGTTGGCCATTTTACTCTATATGGTAGTTTCTGTTTTTCTCTATAGAAATCCATAACACCCTCCTTTAGAGTAGCTCCGTTATGTCAATGACATTCGTGGAGGTTTTTGTCCTTTTGTCATCTTCAGTTATTTCATAATAGGCTTCTGCCTTTTCAAAGCATTCCTGATCAGATATATATGCACCGCTTCCTGCTGCACACTTTGCGGACCTGCTCTTTGCTTCTTTCCACATTTCATCACAAAAATCCTTTAGCGATTTCCTTTCAGCTAAAAGCTTTGTTGCTACCGCATCGGTCTTGCAGATGTCAGTCAAGTGTTCCTCAATCATCTGCGAAAATGCATCTTTTATTGATAGTGCCTCTTCAGTGATCTTTGCAATTGCACTGTTAATAAGTTCTTTGTTCATTTCTCTTTCCTTTCTTGTCAATGTTGAAATTATATGTACTTAAAACCCTGTTCTCTTAATCTCTCTAATCTTTTGAGCTTCGAAATGCAGCTTTTCTCTTCGTTGAGCAACATGTTCCCCCTTTTAGGCTGATTGCTCCTATATTGCCTTTTAACCTCTTTCTCTAAAAAGGTGATTTTATTGCGTAGTCGCTTGACCTCTTCATCAATGATGATGGTTTTATTGACCGCATGCCATGTACACCTGAATGTTCCTGCATCGTATGTATCGCAGTTCTCACAGCACTGTACACAAACCGCTTCCCCTTCTAGTTTTGGACACTGTCTCATTTCTCGCGGATTTAATCTGCCGCAAGCAGGACAATTACTACTCATCGTTATACTTCCTTCGATGTCGTTGTCTTAGCATTCCTCTGGACCTTTATTTTGTCTCCACCTCTGACCGTTATAGTGCTACCCTGCAGTGTTATGCTTGCTTTATCCACTTTCTCATCAATAACCATATTGCCAATATTTAAGATTAGTCTTGTCTGTTCAAGATCCAACTCTTTTAGATTTAACAGTTCATCCGCTCTTGATATTTCCTTTATGGCTTGAGCAAGTTTCTTTCTCTTGTCCTCTATCTCCGCTCCTGCGCATATGCATCTTCTGGAAACCTCTTCATTTGCTCTTTCTTGTGACTCTTCCATGATGATTTCTGTGCATCCGCAATATTTACAAACGCCTTCGTATTCTTTAAATGCCTGCATTTTTCAAAACCCTTTCTGCATACTGCTTCCCATCGTGGACATTCCCACTGTTATAGACGCTCAGTGCGTCTTTATAATTGCCGTATTTGTTTAGTAGCTCTGATAGTATGTCGCAACCTACTGTGATGTTTTGTTCGGGATCATATAGGCTAGTTACTCCGAGCCTCTTCATTCTTTCCTTGTGCCAATGCTCCTGAATCTGCATGAGTCCAACACTTTGTCCATTATCACCTTCAGCTGATGCAACCCATCCGCTCTCCTCTTCAATGAGTGCCTTTATAATCCTCGAATCTAATCCATACCTTTTGGCCATCTTGTCTATGTGATTGTTTGTTTCAAGTCGTGATACTGGTACCGGATCGGGCAAAGGCTTTGTATAGACTTCCGGATTGTCTATTGCTGTTGCTATTGCATTAAGTCCAAGCACTATCATTATTCCTGCAATAGCTGTCATTATCTTTTTTATTCGCATATCTTTATCCCTCTTTTCGAACGTTGCTATTGCAACTATCATGTTGTGCCAATAGTTTTCCTTCAAAGTCCCAGTATTGATATAAGTATCTCAATGGGTCTTTGGGTGTTCCTGCACCTAACAAAGCTGTAGTTTTTATAACCTTCATTACACATGCCTTTTCAGTTCCTCGGGGTATAACCGCTGATATCAAGTTCTTATCTTCTATTATCATCTTTATAAAGTTCTCCTCCCCGCAAAGACTTCTGCCACGTCGTCTACGTAGTACATCTTTGCCTTACCGCGTGGATCGTATTGCAAATCTTTTAGTAGAATGCTTGCACGATCACGGCTCATCTTTGTTAGTCTTGCTACTGCTGCAATACTTATCAATATCGAGCCGCCATTGCCTTGCAGCAGATCTTTTTTTATTTGCGTCTTAGTCATTTGCGACTCCTTTCTGTTTGTCCTCCTTTCCGTCGTTGTGATATAATTCTACTTAGATGGAGGTAATTGGTTATGTTTATGCGTTTCAAAATGCGTTCTACGCTTAAAACTATCAAAGCATCTGGTGTTATCGGCAGTGAAGAAATAATATCTAGCTTTGATCCAGATGTATTGTCTGCTTTAGAGGCTAACAATTGTATTGATATTCGATATGCTGACAATAGACCTTATTGCATCTACTATCGCAATGAGGCTATTAATTATATTCTCGCCCGATCCGAAGTCTGGACTAATCGTGTGTTGGGCTTTCTTTTAGGTGTGATTTCTAGTCTTGTTGTGAAATTCATATTATCCCTTTAGTTCTATTAGAGTTATAATCAAGAATGTGAGGACGAAACCTATGAAATATGATGCGAGCCAATCTTTCATTTTATGTTCCTTTCCGTTATTGTTACGTAATCACAATAGGCTGACTTTCTTTGATTTTAGCCTTTCGATATATTTATCTAAGACATATTGAATTACTTCATATGTTTGGGCTTCATCTTCTAAAACCATTTTCAAAGCTAAGCTAATAGCATGCTCAGCTTTTTTTATTTGGTCTTCTTCAATGATTAGTCCACTGGGCATTTCGGTGAAATGTGGTGTTTCCCAATCTTTCATTTTCTTTCTCCTTTCTTGTTTGTAGTTTAATATATTAAACTTTTAAATTAAAAAAAT